GATTTTCCTTATGTCGCAAGCGAGATCATCAGCGTTGAGCCTAACCCCTTAAAGGCCGTTCCTATCATCGAGTACTACTACAACTCTGTGATGATGGGCGCTTTTGAAGCGGCGGTGCCTCTTATAGACGCTACGAGCTTTCTGCAAAGTGACCGTCTTGACGGAGTAGATCAGGCAGTACAAAGCCTCCTGGTGTTCTACAACTGCGAGCTTGACGATGATGACGAAAACGGCGGGCAGACCCCCGACATGATAAGAAAGGCGGGCGCTCTGTTCTTAAAGTCCGTTGGCGAGAATAAGGCAGACCTCAAAGAGATAGTGACTAATCTCGACCAGAGCCAGACGCAGGTGTTTATTGACAACCTTCGCGAGCAGATACTTGCCATCTGCGCAATGCCTTTTACCGCTGCAAACAGGGGCTACTCCAATGCGGCATCAGGCACCGCGCAGTTTGCGCGTGACGGATGGTATCAGGCTTCGACAGCCTCAAAGAACACCGAGGACCTTTTCAAAGAGTCCAACGCCTACTTTGATGAGATCATGCTCAAAATCCTTCGTGAAAAGGGCCTGCTCGACATTAACCCTGCGGACATCGCCCTGAAGATCGTAGGAGACGAGACGAGCAACATTCAGAGCAAGGCGCAGGCGTTCCAGACGCTCCTTGCGGCCGGACTTAACCCGGAGCTTGCCGCTGCAAAGTCGAATATCTCAAACGACCCTGTAGCAGACATCAAGATGAGCGAGCCTTGGCTGAAGATGATTTGGGGAGACCCGTTCGCTCCCAAGGAAGTAATTACAGAAGAGCCTGTAAATACTCCGACCGAAGGAGAAGAAGGGCAGCTTTCCGAAGGACAAAAGGCGACGGAAGGCGCTTCGGTAGACCAAAACAGAGACGGGCAGGTGCGTACCTATACGCAGACGCGTAACAGCAGGAAGATACAGATAAGGGACTACCAGAGAGTAAAGGCAGGCGTTAAAGAGCAATGACACTCTATCCCTTTGACGAGATAAACGCTCTAAAAGAGGACTTGCAAGCCGCAAAATCGGCTGATACAGAGGCGAAACGCCGCAGGATGGGCGATTACATAGACGAGGTTACAGACCTGTTCGTAATGACCTATTTCCTCGGTTACAGCGAGATTGCAGAGCAGTTCGGGCTTGACAGCTCCCCGGACATTGAGAAGGCAAGGGAAGTCATAGAAGAGCGCTTTAACGGCAAGGACTATAAGGTCCGCCTTACCGAATACATTATGTCCGGCACTGACTATGACATCGACAGAGTAATAGACACCGATACCGGGCGGATATACGAGGCGGCAAAGTACGCCGCAGCCAAAGACGCAGGCGCTACGGAAAAGACATGGCAAACCATGCTCGATGATAGGGTGCGGGACACCCACTACTATCTCGAAGGCGTGACAGTGCCGATAGACGCATCGTTCTACAGCTTTAGGGGAGGCTCAACGCTTTACCCAAGGCAATGGGGAATAGCAGAGGAAGATGTAAATTGCCGCTGCTACCTCACATACAGCAAGGCATAGCTTATATGGCTTGAACATAAAAAGAGCAGGGAAGCTCTCAAAAATCGCAGCAGACAGGAAAGTCTTAAATCGTACCAGGAGGAAAACACGATGGCAGAAGAAATCAAGAACACCCAGACCGCAGCACAGCCGCAGCAGCAGGCACAGCCGCAGTTGCAGCCACAGTCACAGCCGCAGGCAAAGACCCCGACAATCGAGGAGCTTCAGGCAGAGATAAAGCACCTTAAAGATGCTATCTCCGTGTCAAACGGCGATGCGGCAAAGAAGAAAAGAGAAGCCGAAGAGTGGCAGGGCAAGTACAAGGCGACCCTTGACGAACAGAAGCGCAAGGAATTTGAGGCCGAAGAAGCCCTAAAGCAGCTCAAAGCCGAGAACGCAGAGTTTAAGCAGCGCGAGCGCATAGCAAACTACACTACCAAGCTCGTTGCGGCAGGCTACGACCCGGCAACAGCTTCAATCATGGCAGCGGGCCTTCCCGAAGGCATCAAGGATGAGTTTTTCGACAGCCAGAAGGCTTTCCTTGAAAACAAAACAAAAGAAATCAGGACGCAGACCATCAACAGCCAGCCCGGACTTCCTGTTGGAGCGCCGCTTTCAAGCGCAGACGCAGCAGCAAGCCAGATGGCCGCAGACCGCAAGCTGTTCGGTCTGTAAACAAGACAAAGGAGACTAAAAATGGCAACTACAGTCGTAATGCCCCCGACCAACAACATTACCCTTGCACAGAGGTTTCTCCCCATTCTGGATGATCTCTATGCACAGAGGTCCCTTACCTCCATCCTCGACACCGCAAACGCAGAGTTCATAGGTGCGAACACCGTCAAGCTGTTCACCTACAACTCCGTAGGTATGTCTAACTATGACAGAAACAGCGGCTTCGTCATGGGCGACATCACCGCAGGATGGGAAGATTACACCATCACACAGGATAGAGGCCGCGCCTTCCAGATAGACGTCATGGACAACGAAGAGACTCTTGCCCAGACCCTCGCCGCAACCCTCACCGAGGAAGAGAGACTGCACATCATACCCGAAGTAGACGCTTACACCTTCGCAAAGCTCGCAGGCACTACTGGCATCAGCGCCGGCACCGCCGCGACCATCACTCCGGGCACTACCGATGTGGCAGCCCTCATCGCTACAGGCGAAGCGCAGATGGACAATGACGAAGTTCCCTACGAGGGAAGAATACTCTTCGTTTCTCCGCTCGCTTATCAGGGCCTCAAGGGCAACATCGAAAGGCGCATCATCAACAGCGAGAAGAACGTTTCCTACAACGTTGAGTACTTTGACGATATGCAGGTAATCCGCGTTCCTTCCGCAAGGTTTGTGACTGCGATAACCCTCGCAGCACCCACAACCTCCGCAGGTCAGGGCGGCTACAGCAAGGCAACGGGCGCAAAGGACATCAACTTTATGATAGTCCACCCCTCCGCTGTTATGAAGGTTATGAAGCACAGGGTACTCCGTGTATTCAGCCCCGACCAGAATATCGAGGCCGATGCTTACAGGGTAAACCTCCGCTTCTACCACGATACCTGGGTCAAGAAGAACAAGGTCAAGGGTATCTACCTCCAGACCGAGGCATAGCCCGTGGGCGTTCGCAAAAACCCCGATGGCAGCGTAACAGTAGGCATACTGCCCGAGGAAAAAGAGATAAAGGCCGAGGAGAAGAACACCGCTTCTTCTCCGAAGCCTGAAAAAAAGCCTGCTAAAAAGAAGCAGTAGAAAGGCAATGGCTATGACCACAGAAGAAAAAATCATAAACGTTCGGCAACGAGCAAACAACGATCCACAAGCTACTGATGCGCTCATAGCCATTTTCCTTGAAGATGCAAAAGACGCAATCCTTAAACAGCGTTATCCCTTCGGCGTACCCGATGCTGTGACGGACGTTCCTGCAAAGTATGAAGTTATCCAGTGCAAACTTGCGCATAGGTACTTCCTGCGGCAGAGCATAGAGGGCCAGCTTATCTCCGTTGAAAACGGCATCCATAAGCACTATGAGTCAGCAGACGATATGGACCTTTTAAAGCAGATCATGCAGGTATGCAAGGTGGGATAAATGAGGCTTAACGAACGCAATAAGCAAAACGTGTACTACGCACTTTATAGCGGAACGCAGACGGGCGTTGATGCAGACGGGCTTCTGACCGGAGAAAACCCGCCTTCCTACAGCCCCGCCACGAAAGCCCGCATGGTAGTAGGCGTAAACAGCGGCTCGTCAATCCTTGAACAGTACGGCATATACGACCCCTTCACCGCCAAGCTCGTTACCGATGATGTGAACTGTCCTGTAACAACGTCCTCTATTCTGTGGCTCTTTATGGGGGATCTTTCTACATTCTCGGATGTAGAAACCTACAGCGAAGGAGACGTTGTTATCAAGGACGGCGTTATCAGCAAACTTACGGAAGGGGAGTGGGTAGCCGTGCCGCACACCCACGTAGTCACGAGAGTAGCCAAGTCCTTTGGCTACATCTCCTACCTTGTCAAAGAGGTGGAAGTGACGGAGCTTTCAGGTGAAGCAAATGAATGACGAGATAACCATAACGCTTTCCGCTCACAGCATAGACAGCGCGATCAAGTACCTTGAAAAGTACAAGGCCCGTCTTGAAAAAAGGCTCTATGAGCTTATAGACAGGATGTGCGCTGACGGCGAGGCGTGGGCGATTATGTACCTCGACCATGTAGACACCGGGGAGACGCAAAGCTCCATCATGGGCTACAGAGAAGGGAACATCGGCATAGTAGAAGCAGGCGGGGCCGCAGTCTGGATTGAGTTTGGTACTGGCGTTACCTACAACGAGGGCGGCGATGAAGTTCACGAGAACAGAGCCGAACTTGGAATAAGCGATTGGGGCACGTATGGCGAAGGCCACGGCGCAGACCCTGACGGTTGGTACTACTACGACAAGAAGGACGGAGGCAGACGCAAGCACACCTACGGTATACCGATGGACCCCTTCATGCAGATAGCCGCAAACCACCTGCGAGACACGTTTAGGACTAAAGCAAAAGAGGTATTCAGCAAATGACGAGCATAGAGAACAAGATCATAGACGCTGTTACAAAGGCCGTCAAAGCCGCATACCCGAAAGCAGATGTTGAAAGCACCTACGTAGCAAAGCCCTCCGCTTTTCCCCATGTAACTATTTGGGAGGAGGATAACACCAATCCCATGCAGTACCAGGGAACAGCGCAGAGCAAGAGATACGCTTCGGTGCAGTACATAGTCAACATCTACTGCAATGACAAGACGAAAAAGGCAACAGCCAAACACATAGCAGACATCATAGACGGAGTTATGACCGACCTTGGGCTTCTTCGGACGCTTCGCCGCCCGACCCCAAATGCAGACCGCACTATCTTTAGGATGTCAATGCGCTATAGAGGGCTTGTCGAGGAAGGAATTACCGAGGGAGACACTACAACTTACATAATGCACCACAGTTAAGGAGAATAGCTATGGCAATAGAAATTTCAAGTGCTGGCGCAGCCGTGAAATGGGCCGTTGAAGCAACCGCAGGCACAAGGCCGACAACTGGCTACAAGGTCCTTCGCGGAGTAACCGCAATCGGCGCAGACAACGATGCTCCTAATATGCTCCAGACCACCAAGCTGTCCGAAATGGTAAGGCACACCGCCATCCCCGGACTTCGCGGCGGAGCAGACGCACAGCCTATCACAGTCAATGACTACGCCGACTTCCGTACCGATTGGGAGTCTCTTATGGCAGACTACGAGACTGCAAAGGCGGCAGGCAAGGCTCTGTGGATAGAGTACGCATATCAGCCCGGCAGCGGACTTGACAGCTACTTCTACCCGGCAATCCCCGTAGACCTTGGCTACGGCGGAGCGGAGGTCGACAGCGTAATGACAAACACCGCCTACCTTGTAATCACAGGCAGCCCGGTGTTCGCTACAGCATCGGCATAAAACCAGTTTTTATGCGGGGACAGGCGATGACCTCCTACGCTTTCGCGCTGGCGATTACCCGCACCATAGGAGGTACGGAATGGAAAAGACGGAAAGAACGACAATAAACTTCGAGTATGAGGGCAAGCCTTATTCCCTCTACTACACAGCAGACACCATATCAAAGATGGAGGAGAGGGGCTACAACTTCGCCAACACCGAAGCAAGGCTGCTCTCATATCCCACAGCACTTTTTGTGGGAGCGTTTATCGCAAACCATGACGATGTGCCGGAAGAAAAGAGAATTGAAATATTCCACGAACTTTGCGCGAAAGAAAGCGAGGACGAGAGCGCTTTAGATATTGCGACAATCCTCTCCGCTATGGCTATCGAGGGCATAGCCGAAATCCGTTCGCACAAGGGAAACGTGAAGTGGAAGGTGAACAGGTAGCCGACCCACCTTCCGAACATATAACTCTTGCCGAGGAACTGCGTATGTGGTGCAAGTACTACATGGCAATGGGCGTTTCTTATGACGAGTTTTGGCACGGCGATTACTGCAAGCTGAAATTCTACGAGGAACGCTACTACACCTCACTGGAGCAAGAGAACTACAAGTTATGGCTACAAGGAGCTTACTTCTACTCTGCGATGAGCACGGCACTTGCCAAAATGTTTGGCGGGAATAACACCGAGATCGCTTACCTCGAAAAGCCGTTTGAACTCAATCCCAAGCCCAAGACGGAGAGGGATATAGAGGCGGCAAGAATAGAAGCCCAAAAGCGTATGCAGGCGCAGCTTGAAGCGCAGCGCACATCTTACATAGCCAGACATGGAGGGCATACCAATGCCGGATAGTGGCAGCACACTTGACAAACTTAATATAGTCATTGAGGGCAGCGCAAAGGATGCGCAAGACTCCGTAGACAAGCTAATAGCCTCGTTAAAGAGCCTAAAGTCAGCAGCCGCAGGCGTTGATGGCGCATCAGCGCAGGCGCAACATGGCATAAGGAATGTCGGAGCAGCCTCCAACGAAGCCAACAAAGAGATTGAAGGAACTGTTGTGGTTGAAGGGCGCGTTGCAGCAGCGGCGAGCAACGCAGCCAAAAGCTACAAAGAAGAGGCAAGCGCGGTAGGCAAGTCAGCAAGGGTCGCAGGAGAGTCTGCTAAAAGCCACAAGGAGCTGAATAGACAAACAGGTAAGCTCGGTAACATCGTAAGCTCAATCAAGCGCATAGCCTTCTACCGCCTTATTAGGTCTGCTATCCGCGAGGTAACGCAAGCCGTCTCCGAAGGTGCCCAAATCTTCATTGAGTGGGATAGGACCTACAACAACGGCATGGCGGGTGCGGCAAGGACGGCAGACGAGCTTTCCGCAAAATGGCGTGACGTTAAGAAGTCCATAGGCGCTGCGGCAATGCCTATAGTGCAGAGCCTCCAGCCCCTCCTTATGGGGCTTATGGACACCACCATAAAATTCTTCGAGTACATTCAGCAGGTAGTCAGGGCCTTGAGGGGTGAGACGCATTGGTATCACGCCGTTTATAAAGAGGCTGCAAAGACTACCGGACAGGCAAGGGAACTGCAACGTGTACTCTTTGGCTTTGATGAGCTGAATGTACTTCCTTCGCAGACCGCAAGCGGCGTGTCAAGCGAAGTAGGAGCATGGGAGTATGAGCTTGAAGAACTCCCTGACACTATGGAGCTTGTCAAGAAAGGCGCTATAGGACTTGGGGCCGTACTTGGCGGCGCAGGGCTTCTTGGAATAATCAAGAAGCTGATTGGCGGCGTTAAAGACAAGAATAAAAACCTTGGTGAAGAAAGCTCACAACTCCAAGCGGACGCTGCTTCTGCGGCAGAGCTTGTTACAAAGCTCGGTCTTGCAGGCGGAGCAGTGACCCTCCTTGCGAAGATCATAAAAGAAAACCCCTTCAACATAGGCTTCAACGTACCGCAGCTTGATTTTTCCAATCAGCAGCAGGCGATACAGACCATGCAGGCATGGCTTGCCGAGAACGGGCTTGAAGTAGAAATAAAACTCAAAGGAGACCCGCAAAACGCCTACAATACAGGGCTTGGCATGGCGGCAGCGGCACAAGTAGGCGCTGCAAGAGGGCTTTTTGTAAACCTTGCCCCGGACGTAAGCGGCTTCTCCTCGGTGCTGTCCTCTCTCATGGCAGACGCACAGCGCAACCTGAATAACAACCCCCTCGTTGTTCGTATGCAGGTGAGCGGCGAAACCACCCCGGCAAGTGGCCTTGGGCGCTTCAACGCCTTCTCCTGGAACGCTGCAAGTAGCGCTCTTGCGGCGCAGCAGTCCAAGCAGCAGAGCAATCCCTATGAGGGAATGTCTGCAACAGACCTCACGAACTACGCCGAAAGCACAGGCTTGAAACTGACCGCCGAGGATAAGAAGGCTCTTGCATACACAGTCGCAGGCATAGCCGGAGCCGCAGGACTCCCCGCCCTTGTAGGAGCCTATGGAGCAGCGGGCGCAGGCGGTCTTGCCGCATCCCTTGCTACGATCTTCGGCTTCGCTTCTGGTGGTATGCCCCCGATGGGCAGCTTGTTCATGGCAGGCGAAGCAGGCCCTGAAGTAGTTTCAAGGCTGAACAACAACCGCTCGCAGGTTATGAACACCACGCAAATGGAAGGCGCTATCGCAAGCGGCAACACTGGAGTGGTGAGCGCAGTCTACGCTATGGCGAACATGGTCGTGCGGGCGATAGCCGAAAAAGACCTGTCTGTAAACCTTGACGGACAAAAGGTAAGCGAAAGCACCACAAAGCATCAAAACAATGCGGCAAGGCGTTATGGCAGGCCGCAGATCATAGGAGGGTAGGGCATGGCAGTAATCAAAATCGAGATAGCCCCTCTTGGAACTCCGCAGAGTTCTTCGGCATGGGTGGACATCACGCCCTACCTTGCCTACCAAGGACTTAAATGGTCGAGGAATGACATAGACGCAGCTAACTCCGGGCGTGACACGCAGGACGGGCTAATGCACAGAGCAAGGGTCGCAATAAAGATAAGGCTTGACTGCACTTGCAGACCACTTACCTTTGCGGAGCTTACCAGGGTGCAACAGACCATTCTCCCGGAGTATGTGCTTGTGCGCTATCCCGACCCCATAGCAGGCGGTATAGTCACGAAGAAAATGTACTCAAACAACATTCCCGCAACGTTCTTCCTCCAGCAGCCTGACGGCTCGCAGGTGTGGGGCGGCGTGGAATTTCCCCTCATAGAACAGTAAAGGCGGCGCAATGAGCTTTATTACACAAGGCGGCAGCTACGAATGGAAACTTATTCAGGGAACTGCCACCTACGACAAAACCAACTTTAGCGAAGGCAAGCTGAACGATGCTCTTTTCGAGGAGCTGTCGATTGGTAATGTTGTGGCAAGAGAGCTATCTTTGCGCCTTTATAATGCCACGCTTTCTACGGGAACTGCATTTGATCTCGTCCTTAAAGAGACTGACGCTGACGGACTGACAATAGAAGAGCCGAAGGGAACGTACTTCATAGACACCCAAGAGACTTCCCCCTACAGCGAGTTCACGAACGTGACCGCCTTTGACGCAATGCTGAAAACCGAGGCGACCTACCTTATGTCCGGCGAATGGACAGCCAAGACGGACGCTGCAATCGTCTCCGAGATAGCTTCGGATATAGGCGTAGAAGTCGAGCCTGTAACACTGGCTTACCTGACGGAAAATCCCATCACCTTCACCGAAGCACCTTCTATGGGTGAGGACGGCACGACCGACAGGGAAATGCTTTCGTATATCGCCGTTCTGCGTGGCGGCAACTGGATTATAAACGATGATAACCAGTTACAGCTTGTCCTTCTTGTGGGGCGGCTCAACTCCGTGGATATTGTGTTCATAGGAACGGATGGAAAGTTCTACAGCGACAAGCTAATAAATATGCCTTCATCGGCGGCGTTCGTCACTTTCGACAGCCAAGGAAGATCCTACTCAACTCCCAAGGCGGAAATTACAGACGAGTCTGTAGTTTTATACCTCGACCACAGCGGAGCTTGCCAGACTGCTGCCTACTACGAAATCAAGAGCGTTGCGCCTTTAGAGGAAGTCATAGAGATAGGCGATGAGGTAGTAGAGTTTGACGTTTCCCCGGCAGAGACCGTCACCCGAATAGAGCTCGTAGTAAACTCCACGCTCTCCTACAGAAGCCCGTCCGGACTTACCGAAGAACAGTGGCAGGCTTTAGGCGGAAAGTGTATCACCGCATCTCTTCCCATCATGGCTTCGCAAGAAGCTGCGGACAACCTCTACTCCATGCTTGCAGGGCTTACCTACATCCCGCACGAAGCACAGAGCGTTTATGTAGACCCCGAAGTGCCTCTCGGCACAAAGCTGCACATCAAGAATGACACGGTAGTCCTCTCCAATAGGACTTTAAACATTGACCTTCTTTGCGCAAGCGATCTGACGGCAGAGCCTACCGAAGCTCTCCAGTCAAGCTACCCCTACATAGACCCTGTTGTAAGGCAGACGAGAAGGGAGATAGCGCAGAATAGGGCTTCAATCCAAGTCAACGCCGACAACATCAAATCAGAGGTCACGAGGATAAACACCGAGCTTGGGGAAAACCTTGCTCCGTTTTTCCTCAAAGACGTAAGTGATGTTCAGTCCACCGCTAATCCGAGCGGTTACTGGCATAAGAGAATTACACTCCCGTCATCAAAGCAGTACGTTACCAACCTTGCGGACGGATGGGCGCACGTAGAAGTGGCCAATGCTTATACAGGCGCAATACAGATAGAGCCTGTAGACAGCCCCTCTATAGACTACGACCAAGTGACCCTTCTTGTTGAGATACGCAATGCCAATTGGGGGAGCGTAACTAAAACATTGGCGTTTGGGTCAAGCGCAGTAGTTCGCTACCTACCAAACAGCGGGTCAAATCTCACTAACCCTGCGGACGGAACATACTACATCCACTTCACGAAAAACACATCACCTGATGTAAAAACTGCGCTCCTTGCGCTTCTTATGACAGTAGCGAATACCGATGTGTTCAGCTTCGACATAAGGCTTTCCCTTTATTCGGGAAACTATACAGGCAGCTTCGTGCCGTACTCCGCCTACAGCCAGTCGTCAAGAGTGACGCAGACCGCAGACGGCATCCTTGTAGAGCTTCTTACAAAGATAACCGAAGCAGAGGCGCAGGCGCTTGTAGACGCTTACGGCGAAGAGGTAAGGAAGTATATCTCTTGGGCGAACGGAGTACTGGAGCTTGGTGAAAGTTCATCGCAGTTCAAGGCGCTTCTTGATAACACGCACCTTGCCTTCACGGGAGCAGACGGACAGGAGTGTGCTTGGATTTCAAACAACCAACTGTTCATAAACTCCGCCGTACTGAACGGGCCTTTAATCATACGCTATCAGCCTTCCTCAACAGTAGGATGGCAGCAGTATGCGGACAGCAATAATATTTATCACTTAAAGCCCGTCACGGGCCTGGAGGCTAACTAATGGCATCCAAAGGAACAATAACAGGCGGCTTTGCGAACGGACAGTACTCATCGTACTTCACGTATAGGTGCGATTGGGAAGTCCTCTCACAGAGCACAGCCAATAAGACCTCGACAGTCCAGTTAAAGTTTGTAGTCACCAAGAAGGACGCATCATTCTACACCAACAAGGCAAGTACGCCTTGGACGCAGACTGTAAACGGAGCTACTACGAGCGGAAATCTCAACTTCAACATCGGCTCGTATGCGGCAAATGCCGACTACGTTGTAAGGACCGCAACGGTCACAATACAACATGGTAATGACGGAATAGGCGTTGCGAACATCAGCGGATCGCTTGACCTTTCCGGCACTACCGCAGGCGTGGCAACTCTTTCAGGAGCGGCTACACTTCCTACGATTGCCACAACGCCGCCGACTATAAACGACTTCTCCGTAAGCGATGCAAGTGGAGCTTTCACTACATTAGGTGTGTGGGTTGGGGGAGTATCAAGACCCGCCTTTACTTGCTCGGCTTCTGGAAACTCCGGGGCTTCAATATCACAGTACAAGTGGTACGTAGACGGCAACCTTCTTGAAACTACTACAAGCGGCTCGTATACCTCAACAACTCCCATCGCCGCAGGATCTCACAGTCTCTCGGTGGTGGTAGTAGACAGCTACGGCAACACGAACAGTGATAGCTACAACTTAACCTTCGCAAGCTATTCGCTCCCGAAGATTTCAAGCGCAACGGCCTTTAGGTGCAATTCATCTGGCACAGCGGACGAAAGCGGAAGTTACGTAAGCGTCTCGGCGGCGTTTTCTTATTCGGCAACAGGCTCGAATAACGCTACGTGCAGGGCGGAGTGCAACGGCTACAGCACAACAGTAGGAAACGGGGGCACGGCGATAATCAACGCCCATGTAAGCTCTGCTAACGCCTACACAGTACTCTTTACTGTGACAGACAGAATAGGGAACAAGGCGACAGTATCAGTAACGCTTTTCATTGCCACCTCAAATGAGATGCAGGCGCACCCCGACGGAGGCTTCAGCTTCGGAAAAGACGTGCGGCAGGGCTACTTTGATGTTAACTACCTTGCCGACTTCTTTAAGCCCGTGACCTTCCACGACAAGGTGTACTACACAAGCGGGTCTTGGACACCAACGATTATAGCAGGCGGAACTGGCTTTACGAAAAGCGACCTTGTTGCAACCTACTACAAGCTCGGTCCGATAGTGATGATTAATTTCCTCGTATGGGATATGGCTATCACAGGCGGCAATAGTAGCGTGGTGTGCGTGAGCCTTCCGTTTAGACCAGCAAGCGCAAGAAACTACGGCTTTGTGGGGTTTAACGGCACTGGACTCAACGAACTGCACACCTCCGCAAGTGGAGGCAACAACTACTTTATCATCTGCTACAGGCAGCCAAATGGTTACCAAGTTGCTGTTACGGGCACGGATGGCGGAGGTGCAATCGGCACTTTCCAGTTTCAAATGTGGTATTTCACGAACGAATAAGGAGACACTATGAACACAATAAGCATTGACGCATCATTTAGCGGGGTGATGCCACTCGGCAAGAGGGGGGGGGAAACTGGGGCAACAGCAGTTGTGTTTGACTTGTCTCAACTTATAGAGAGTTTCGGCAACGGGAATGCAACGCTCCTTGCAAAACGCCCCACAGAGAACACCGCATACCCTTGTGCGTCTGAAAGAGAAGGGGATTCTCTCACTTGGACAGTAAGTAACGCTGATACCTACTGCGTCGGCTACGGCAGGGCGGAACTTTTCTGGTATGTGGGGGAGGTCCTTGCAAAGTCAGTGGTTTTCTTGACGCAGATCACTCCTGATATAGGTGACGAGGGAGAAGCCCCGCAGCCGTATGAGAGCTGGGTGACGCAGCTGCTCGAGGATATAGACGACAAGAACGCTGCAGCTCAGCAGATCATGGACGGCAAGGTATCCGAGGCTCAGGGCTATGCGAACGAAGCCAAGGGATATAAGAACCAGGCGAAGAACTCAGCAGACGCCGCAGCTGCTTCAGCGACTGAGGCTGCTCAGATCTTAGATACAACTGTATATGTCGGTACAGATGGCAAGTTTTACATAAGAGGAGAATAAGCAATGCCTACACCAATTATCAACACTCAGCTTGACACGCTGAACACTAAAGTCGAAGGCCAGACCACAGCTCTGACCACTAAACTGCAGGCTCTCAACGAGCTGCTCGAAGCAAAAAACCACCTGGACGCGCACCGCAACGCAGCTCTGGATCTCATGGCCGGAGACGCCCGCGCCGCGCTGGTGACAGATGTCGCAGGCGTCGCGCAGCTGTGCAAGAACGGTGAGATCCTCGAAGTCATGGACTACGGCGACGAGATCCATCCAGAATGGGTGGACGGAACCACGCACTATAACCCGGCCATGAACCTCTGCCACGAGTCCGACGAGCTTCTGGAAGATGGAGAGAGTATCCACGGCGCATTCTTTGAGTGGGATAAGACTATGCCCTTCGGAGTGCCGTATGATCCTCCTGAGGCAATCTACTACTTCGACGGAACAGAAGGCGCAGGGACATTCCACATCAGCATCGGGATGGCTTACGGAAACGGCTGGAAGACGACAAAGCATATCCAGTTTACTCTTAATGTCGCTCCTGCCGAAGGAGATCAGCTCGTCATCAACTGCGCGACGAGTCCAAACACCGATCCAACAAACGGCAGGACATGGAACCTTTATGCAAAAGGTAGCACTACATCCAAAGACACCGGAACAACATCAGACGGAACTGGCGGCACGAATCTCGGATCTACAGACTCCACAGATGTCGGCAAAGCAAACGGAAGAGTCAACGCGCCTCAGAGGATAGTCTATGGATACAACAGATGGAGCCAGAGCTTCCTGAGACAGTATCTCAACGCAACCGCAGAGTCAGGATGGTATGCAGCGGCCAATCCTTGGGACAGGCCGGATGCAACAGTTATAGCCAAGGCAGGCTTCCTCTATGGATACGGCGCGGAGGTCTATAGCTACTTTAAGCCGATCAAGGTCGTGACAGTCGCATGTAATGCAGACAGCAACGTCGAAGACGTGACGTATGACAGAGTGTTCCTGTCTTCTCTTGAGCAGATGTATTGCGTCCCGCAGTTCTCCGGCAAAGAAGGATCCTACTGGGAATACTACAAGAGACTTCTTGGAAGAACGTCCCCCGCACCGACTTCTGCGACATACGCAAGGTTTATCAAATACGCACTCAACGCACCCACCAGTGCGCAGGCCTGCTGGCGGCGTTCGGCCGACCGCCACGGCGCGAACTGTGCGTGGCGTGTCCGCACGAGTGGCGTCGTGGGCGCGGACTACGCGTGCTACGCCTTTAGGTGCGCCCCGAGTGTGTTTATCTCTGATTAACTGATCCTGCAAAAATAAAGCACGAGAAGAAAAAGGTCATGCGCATGATCGCCAAGGTGAGAAAAGGCAAAATGACCAAGCACGATGTAGATGTTCACTTCAAGGCGTTCAAAGGCAGCGTGAGATACGGCAACTCGCATCAGTTGATATACAGGCTGAATCGTTGGTATGAAAGCCTGTGGAAGGAGCAGAAAAATGGCATCAATAATCACAAAGTTCAGGTCGACACCAGCAGAGCGTAAAGACATCGAGAATGCGATCGCGGAGACTGAAGACATGCGCGCTATGGCGGACTACAACATCATGATGGGTAACATCGAAGACCCGACAGAGGACGAAGAAGAGGAGGAAGAGTAAGATGGAGCACTCCGAGAAGTTCAACCTGGTCAAGGAATACTATGACGAGGGCAGATGGAAGAAGAAGGCCGTCAGAAACTCAGTCGCAAAAGGCTGGATCACCGCTGCCGAGTATGAAGAGATCACCGGAGAGGTCTACGCATGAGAGACGGCTTGGTCCTTGATTTCTAAGACGTAAAAGAGGCCCTTGCGGACTACTTTGGCGTCTCCAGGAATAAGGTCATCAAGGTCGAGGATCTGTGGGTTATAATCCGGGACGAGATCAAAGAAGAATTAAAAGAAGGTTGAGAAAGCCCGCCAGAGGTCGTCTGGTGGCTTCTGGCGGGCTTTTACAGCGTAGTCGATAAATATATCGACCATGTTTTGTTTTACCTGAAAAAGGAGATTTAGACATGAAAAGAGACAGGAAAAAATGGTGGGATAAGGCATGGCGGAGAGCGCTGAGGACGCTGCTTGGCACGAACAACATCTGGAGCGATACGGGCGATGCAGAAGTGACGTATAGGGCGGACACGGCTTTGTATGTTGCAAAGAAGATAGCGGAGGCGCTGGGATGAATGACATAACAATCGGACAGGTGCTTGCCGTTATAGCTGCTCTCGCCGCCCTTATCACGGGCGGAGTAAAAATCAAGGATGCGGTCAAGAAGTGGCTAACGTCCATGCTTTCCGAAAAGTTTGCGGAGCAGAAGAAAGAAACAGACGAAATCAAGTCCACTATGGCGGAGCTTAAAACGCAGCTCAATGCGGTAGACCTCGAAAACTGCAAGAACTACCTTGTCACCTTCCTTTCGGCAATCGAGAGGGGAGAGGAAAAGGATGAGATAGAGCATCAGCGCTTCTATGAGGAGTACTCCCACTACATAGATCACGGCGGCAACTCCTACATCAAAGAGAAGTACAGTAAGCTCCATAACAAGGGACTTATATAACCACTTGCAAGGTCGATTTTCGCCGCTCTCACGCATGAAAACGGCGGCATCGACCAACTTATCATTCAGCGGTTTTAAATCCGCAGAAAGGCGATTTTTATGAAAGACAAACTCTTTGACTTTCTCCGCTTCATGGCAGAGACCGGACTGACCGCAATCGGCGTGGCATACCTCGGTCTGTCCACCATCTGGCATCTTCCTTACGGAGAGGAAATCAAGAACACCCTTATCATCGTCTCTACGCTCCTCGGCGTGTTCGTAGGCGTGAGCAGGGCGAACTACAACAAACAAAAGTCAGAAGATAACACGCCGCTCCCGCAGCAGACCACATTTGAGGAGGAAAAGTAATGTACGTAAAGTTTGAGCCAAGACTTACAGTTCCCGAAAAGGACAATAAATACTACATCGTGCAGAGCTACGGCGGCTACTCTCCCTGCATCCAAGGAAACTCGAACAACCGCTACTTCGAGGGCAGCGTGCTTTCCAACTGCGTAGGAGCAGAGACAGGACGCTTCAACGAGGAGTCAAAAGAGGACGGCTGTAAGTGGCTTGGAAACACCAACGCTGAAAACTTCGTCACCCTTGCCAAAAGGCAGGGTCTTAAAACTGGCACGAAGCCAGTTCCCGGAGCGGGCATTGTTTGGGGATGCGGACAAATAGGCGTAGGAAAAGACGGAGCGGGGCACGTAGGGAACGTAGAAGAGACCTACAACATGGGCGGCTCTGCTGCGAACTGGACTATAAAAACCTTTGAGAGCGGATGGTACTACCGCAAGGGCGAATACGTCACCACTCCGACCAGAAAGAGAGGCAGTGGCAATTGGGGGCAGGGCAGCGGCTATAACTTCCTCGCCTTCATCTACAACCCGAACGTAATATCCTTCAACAGGGGCGTATGGGATGAGTTTACCACCCATTGGGCGCAGATCGCATACGGCACAAAGGATGATTGGGAAGTCTCCGCACAGCCGAACGGATGCAGGGAATACCTTCCCGCAGTCTCCACAGACTCTTGGAAGTTTAGGCGCATCTTTACTACTGGCTCCGACCTTATCAGGACCATACAGAAAGACCTTAAAGCAAGAGGGTACTATGCAGGAAGGCTTGACGGCTCTTGCGGTCCGCAGACCATTAAGGCCCTCCAGAAGTTCCTTAAAGACAAGGGCTACTATGTAGGACCAGATACAGGCATAGACGGCTACCTTGGCTACAACACCGCCGCCGCCTTCCAAGACTACATCTGCGACAAGATTTCAGGCAAGGTGGCATAACACATATTATGTTTACTTGACATAATAAACGTTATGTTGTAGACTGGTGGTGGGTTTATCGGTTTTGCTCATAACCACAAAGCACGACAGGCTACGGCTTTTAAATCAGGGGCGCTTTACGGAGCGCCCACGCCTTGAATAAAGCGGCATGGTGTAACCAGGCAGCACACAAGGTTTTGGTCCTTGGAGTATCTGTTCAAATCAGTTTGCCGCCGCCATAAGATCGCTACTCCCATAGAATATATCCTCACGGCATCAGCCTCGCTTTGCGCGGGGCTTTTGCTTTACGCGCGCACGAGAAGGGCTTAAAAAAGTTTTTTGATAAATTTGCAAAAAGATATTGACTTGGTAGCCGATAGGGTGGTATTATATCCGTGGTTGATAACTATGCCGAAAATATCAAATATGGGTATTCTCAAAAACTGGGAAACCCAAACCCCTTGAAACTTATAGGCAAACAGCCGAAAGTGGGGGAGAAAAGACCGACTGTAAAAATTTAGGTAATCCCAAGATTTTACAAGCCGAATAACGGTATAATTATCGACCAACCAAAACAAGGAGGTCGATTTTTTATGCTCAACATGATTGGAAAACAAGTCAAGATCGTATCAGGCAGAGACGCTTTTGACTTCGAGACAAAACTAAACGGAGTGCTAAAGGCACTTAATGAGAAGGGCGCAAGATACACAATGCAGCTTGACCCAAAAGCCGGGCTTATCGCCTACATAACTGTGGAGGAAGAGATTTCCGTACCGCAGAGCGTAGCCGAGGAGTACGAGCTTGTGGGCGAGTTGCACAAGTGTGTTGAGTGTCCTTTTTTCGTCAGACCGACAGACGGAAGAAGAAAGTACACAAGATGCCCCAAGGCTCATAGGCTCACAAGCGCAGACAGCAAGTGCTGTGATGGCTTCTATGAACAGCTTGATAAGGGGATGCTTACGCTTATAGAGGTGGGCTGATGCCATACAGAGAGAAAAAGAATTTGGACATAAGGGCTTATGCCAAGGAGCGAAAGGTAACTCTTGCGGAGATCGCTAAAGAGATTGGCGAAACATCTTCGTCTCTTTCGATAGAGCTTCGCAAGGAGCTTTCCGGCCCCGAAAAGGCAGAGCTTATGTATGCGGTCCGGGTGATAGCTGAAAGGAGGGCTGTAAATGAACTTAAAGGAGTACAGGAGGAAGTATGACCTAACGCAGGTAGAGCTTGCCGAAGAGCTTGCTCGTGAGTGCGGCATAAAGTACGATGCCCCGACCATAAGCAAGATGGAAAGCGGGGTGGTGCTTCCTCCCTTAAATGTGCAGACGTACATCGACTCTAAAACGTGCGAGAAGCCACTTGCAAGTCGCTCTGACGCACGAAATATAGACGAGCGGACAACTTTACCACCCTGTGAAAAAAAGTCGCTCAAATCACCGATTTCCAATATCTTACTTCAGATGCTTTCAACGGCTTCAAGAGCGCAGCCTTTGTCAAGGGAGTACCTTGCAAGGTCACTTCGCACAAGCGACAGGGCAATTAGGAAGGCGGTAGAAGAACTTCGTGAGTGCGGCTTCAGGGTGGCAAGCGACAGTAATCATTATGGCTACTGGCTGTGCAAGAGCGATGCGGAGTACAAGGCTTTCAGGGCTAACTACCTTGCTCATGCCTTTAGGCAGCTGCACATAGCAAGCATGATGGACGGATTTGTTGAGGGGCAGATACAGTGGGAAGAGCAACATGGGTAGTATCAAACATTCATAGCGACAGACTATATAAGGCTTTACCCGAAGAGCAAAAACTACTGTACTTCCAGCTCCTTACTCACCCGAACGGAAACAAGGCAGGCTTCTTCCAGATAGACATAGATATGCACCGCATCCTCCGGGGAGGAAGAAGCGAGGAAGAGTGCAGGGATGAGCTTTCAACAGATACAGCCCTCTGGCTCTATGACAGGCACACAGATATAGTCCTCATTCCGACCTACCTAAAGTACAACAAGATCGGGAGCGGCAAAACGCTCCAGTCTATGAGGAATGAACTTGAACAGCTCCCCCCGACAACGCTCTGCACCGAGTTTGTTTACAGGCTCTATGAGTACACCGAGGGCAGAGGGATTGAGTACCTACCGCCATCAATGGTCAAGACAGCAAAGACCCTTATAGCCAGTAAAAAGGAGCTAACTGTCCACGAGGCTATGATAAACAAGATACTGTGTCTTATTAGATAATTATATTGTTACGTACCGTACAGTACCGTACCGTACCGTAGACCCCTATCGATACCGTATCGATACCCTATCGATAGGGTATCTGAAAAATCACATGAAAGGACGTAAAAATGGCAACAAAAAAAGCAAAAACGTATGAGCCTGAAACGCTCACAGAGAGGTACGTAAAAGTCCTCGAATGGTATGCGAAAGAGAGCAACAGACAGCATGTGCTCTACACCAAGGCCATAAGCGAGATCAGCAAAGAGTACAACCGCCGCATGGCGGAGATAAAAAGCGATGCAAAAGCAATTGCCAAAGATAATCCCCCTGTCAGTTAGTGACTTCCGGGAAGGAGCGGACAGACTGCACCAACTCCTTGACAATAAAATCATAGTGCGCGTACCCCATAATTTGAAAGTGTTCATATTCGGTGCGCTGTCCGCAGTTCTCCCGGTAGCTGCAATCTACGGGTTTTGGATAATAACAAAGTGAGGTCGAAACATGAAAACTGAAAGCAGAGGAAGGCAGAGCAAGGTCGTAATCTACAGCGAGGAAGATTGCTACCACGCCCTCATAGGACAGATACTCTACCAGACGATACTGGACTACACCCTTGCGGCGGCAAAGCTCTTTAAGCCCGGACGCAAGATAAGACCGGGCAAGTACACAGCCTGCAAGAGAAGTTTAAGATCGTGTGAAGAGTTCTTCAGCAACACGCCCTACGATTACGGCGACATAGATTTGCAGTATGTCCAAAGGCTTTGCCTCGAAAGAGCATTAGGAGGGAGCACGAGGTACTACTTCGACAAAAAACGATGATTGACATTACCATCCCATTAACGCCAGTAACCAAGAAGAATTCACAGCGCATAGTGTATGCAGGAGGAAGGCCGATGGTTATGCCTTCGGCAAAGTATAAAGCCTTCGAGAAAGCCTGCGCTCTGTATGTCCACAAGCGCATAGTGCCAATAGACATTCCGGTGAATGTAAAGTGCGTCTACTATATGCCGACACACAGGAGGGTGGACTTGGTGAATTTAGAGGAGGCAACGCTTGACATCCTCGTAAAGTACGGCGTTCTTGCGGATGATAACTCAAACATTGTGGTTTCAATGGACGGCAGCAGGGTCTTGTACGACAAAGACAGGCCCCGCACAGAGATAACGATAACACCAATCGAGTAAGAAAAAATGGAGGTCGAAAATGATTAATTGGGTTGAAAAAGGACGAAACAGGGCAACAGCAGATGTGAGCATTGCGCTGCATAAAGGCGGCGCGCCTACGCTCGGCATCATCTTCACCAGAGGCGCTATAGCAGCGAAGTTTCACAACTGCAGCTACATCAAAATGGGCTTTGATAAGAGCTACACAAGGCTTTACTTCATAGGCTCAAACGATGGCTACAAGCTGTCCGGGAAAAACAGCACCACCTTACAGGTGTGCTTAAAGCAGTTTGAAAAGGCAGACCCAAGGTTTGATTACCACAGCGTACTTGGTAATCACGAACTGAAAAAGGACGAGCAGGAAAACGCATGGTACATCAGCATCGGCGCACTACCGAGATAGGAGGAGATTACATTGAACGTTGTAACTTTAATCGGCAGAGTAACCAAAGAGCCGGAAATCTACTACTCGCAAGGGGAGCGGCCCGTAGCGGTAGCAAAGTTCTCCCTTGCGGTTGACAAGTGGGATGGCGTAAAGAAAAGCGCAGTCTTTATCAACTGCGTAGCCTTCGGAAAGACCGCCGAGACGATAGAGAAGTACGTGGGCAAAGGCCAGATGCTTGGGGTCACAGGCGAAATAGACACAAGCACCTACGAGAAGGAAGGCCGCAAGTACTACAACTTCAACGTCAAGGTATCAAGGATTGACTTCTGCGGCAAGTCCACGAAGGAGAAGCCCGAAGGGCAGATACCCGAAGGATTTTCAAGGCTCGACACCGATATGGAGGATATTTTGTTTTAGATCATGGAGCATTTAGGAGACATAACCAAAATCCACGGAGATAAAATTCCAGTGGTGGATGTAATAACAGGTGGCAGTCCTTGTCAGGATTTAAGCGTAGCAGGCAAAAGAGCAGGGCTTGCGGGAGAAAGAAGCGGTCTGTTTATGGAACAGATAAGAGTGGTAAAGGAGATGCGAGATGCGGACAGAAGAAATAATGGAAGGTCAGGTTGGAATGTTCGACCAAGGTTTATGGTGTGGGAGAACGTCCCCGGAGCCTTCTCAAGCGGAACTCCCAAAGGAGCAGACTTCCAAGCCGTCCTCACGGAAATCGTCAAAGTCGCAGAGCCAAATGCTCCCGATGTGCCTTTGCCTAAAGACGGCAAATGGACAAAGAGCGGATGCCTGTACGATGAGTTGGGAAGATGGAGCGTTGCTTGGCGAGTACACGATGCACAGTTTTGGGGAGTCCCCCAACGAAGAAAACGCATCGCGCTTGTCGCAGATTTTGGAGGATTGTCCGCTCCCGAAATACTCTTTGAGCGCAAGGGCTTGCGAGGGGATTCTGAACCGAGCGGCACGGAGAGGGAAACAACTGCCCCCGGAGTTGAAAGAAGCCCTTTTGCGGCAATGCGGTAGCGGTGGATGTGTACAACCAGACGATTGACGGAGATGTCGCGTGTGCCATTACCGCAGCCGTTGGGGGGCAAACACAAGTGGAGCAAAGGTTATCGTGTACTCTCAAAATTAGGGGGGGGGTGCGACACGGATGTCTACGGAAAGAAAGCTGGCAAGGGAGCGTTGGTGCAGTGGGAGAAATCGGGGACATTAGGGGCAAGCCAAGATCAGACACTGTTTGTGTGGACATCCCCTGCAAAATCACGCAACGGCACAGGACACAGAAATCTGCACCACACTTACGGCAAGCATGGGTATGGGAGGAGGATATATCCCGATGATAGTACAAAGCTACGGCTTTAAGCCGGGACAAGGAGAAGCCGCACAAGGTCTTGGCTACGAAGAGGAAAAGTCGCCCACGCTCAACGCATCATCCTCCTGTGGGGGGGGGCGTACTGATCGTGGCGAATGACGCAGGGGTTAAGAATGAAACAGACAACATTCAACCAAATCAGCCAAAGTGCGGTTTATAAGGCAGATGAAATCTCCGTCAGCATCACCTGCTGCGGAGGGTCGAATGGGGGGGGCAGCGAAACATTAGTAGTTCAAAAGTATATGACGGAGCAAGGCGGCACAACTACGGAGAGTTCAAAGAAGTGTGCTGCACAGTAGAAGCCTTTTGGGGCGGTGGGGGGGCAACACCCCGATAGTGGTACAAAATGTGGAAAGGAATAAACGGCGACATAGCGATGACGATAGATGCACACTACTACCTTGGATGCGGTAGTAGGGGGGGCGAGAGCGAGAAGTCGTCTACTGGGTAGATGATATGCAAAAGGTAACTGGCTCATTAAGTCCAGGAGCGCATCCTGGAAGCTACAACGGGCAAGACGCATACAACGATATGCTGATAGCAGATGATGGTCAAGGCAATAGGAAACGGACAGCTTCATCAAATCACAATGGCGCAAGTTTCAAACACGTTGGACTTGATGCACGACAAACAGGCAGTCCTCATAGGGGGGGTGTGAAGAAGATATGAAAACAGTAGTAAGAAGATTAACTCCACTTGAACGTGAGAGGCTCCAAGGGTTCCCGGACAACTGGACTGACATTGGAGATTGGACAGACAGCAAGGGCAAGAAGCACAAAGCCGCAGATAGCCCAAGGTACAAGGCTCTTGGGAACTCAATAGCGCTCCCGTTCTGGTTTTATCTGCTTCGCCGCATAGCCGCACAGTACGAAAGGCCTGCAACGCTTGGCAGTTTGTTTGATGGCATAGGAGGTTTCCCGCTCTGTTGGGAGCGGTGCAATGGCAAAGGAACGGCGCTTTGGGCAAGCGAGATTGAGGAGTTCCCGATAGCCGTAACAAAGATAAGGTTTTCAGAGGATTAGTTTTTACAACCATGAGCGTAAAAATTGCAAGAAGGAATGGTAAAAGCGGGGCGGCGCTCCTTAAAGAGTTGGGCATAGTAAGATGCCGCGATTGCGAGAATTGGAGCGACCAGTTTCAACTGCTGTCTGAAGATCGCACAGTCAAGCGGCAATTCTGCACGGCGCTTGAACGAATGACATGCCCTGACTTCTTCTGCGCTTTCGGAGAGAGGGAAAAATAATGGCACCCGTAACAACGAATGAAAAGACCGAAGCCGAGAGGCTAATAAACGCAATTGACATAAGGCTGTGCGACAAGAAGGCGAAGGACGAACATATACTACTTGCCTTGACAGAAGAAGCCGCTCATATTGTGAGAAGGGCGCTCGTGCTTCGTGTAATGGAGATTGAGAGGAGGGCGAGGCAGTGACTTTTTACTGCAAGGACTGTGAAAAGTTCTTCGAGGATTACGAGGTAGAAACGCGGTGGGGTGATACCTGGGCGGACGGTCCGGGCTACGAAGGCAGGAAAGTCAACTGCTGCCCCTACTGCAACGGCGGCTACGAAAAGGCAAGCGAGTGCGTATCATGCGGCGAGCCAACGCCTCCGGGAGAGACCCTTTGCAAAGACTGTGACGAAGAGCTTTACAAGATCGTGGAAGGTGCGGTGAAAAAGATAGCGCACGACTCATATCTTGACGAGGACGATGCTGTTATGAAGTTTTCCAACGGCCTTGACACGCACTTCCTCATAGAGAAAATTCTGAACGGAATATGCGAGGACAAGGACATGGCGCATAGCGTCCTCACAGAACACATGGAAAGGCGGTGGTACTGATGTGGAACTGGTGGAGCTTTCTTGCAGGGGCGGTAGTAGGAGCTGTAGTGCTGATAGTGCTTTCGGTGGTTATGGTAGGAGGTGAAAAATGAGTTGGTGGAGTGACAAAGCGCCGGAAAATTTTGACGAAATGGAAGGCTGCGATAAGTGCAACTTCAACAAGTGTGCATCGGCAAGAACTTGCAAGGGCTGCACATCTGGAGATTTCTGGTGTTATATAGACTGGGATGAAGAGGAGGACGAGGACGAAGAATGAGCGAGTGGATTGTTAGAAAAGGCGATAAGGGAGTTTGCGGCATCGAGTCTGTGACAAGGTTTATTCGCTGCGGGGAGTGCTGGCACAAGATGGGAAGCTACTGCCATTGCAATAAGTCTCATGCGTTCCTCAAATACGTAGACCCGGATGACTATTGCAGGCACGCAACAACGGAGGAGAAAGAATGACAAGGGAAGAAGCGATAGAGACCTTAAGAGCAAACTATCCTGATAAATGTTATGAATCTTTAAGAGACGCTGTTGATGTAGCAATAGAATCCCTTAAAGCTGAACCAATAAAGCATGGGTATTGGATACATACAGGAAAAGAGAGGCCAGGTGCGCCAGAAAGCATACGATGCTCTGAATGTAAATTTTGGTATGTTAAGCTAACACCTCGTCATTATTGCTCTAACTGTGGTGCAAAGATGGATTTAGACGAGGTAGGAGAATGAGATTGGTTGATGCTGACGAATTTGACACATATTTAGAAAAGCGAATGTTTTACGAATCGCATCGCAATCACGCATATCTTAAAGGGATTCGTGATTGTCGGAAAGACCTTGCCGCCATGCGCACCATTGAAGCTGAGCCGGTAAAACACGGACGGTGGATATGGAAAGACCATTATCTTGTATGTTCTGAATGTGGCGAGGAAAATGACAGAAAGAACTATTGCCCGAATTGTGGGGCAAGAATGGGTGGTGGAGAGAATGGCTGACTTTAAATACATTCTTGAACATAATGCGGTTGCGGCTATCCATCATGCAGACGCAATGGTTGATAGGGGTGAAATAACATTTGGCGAATATGAGGAAATGATAAAGCCGTGGACAGATGCCGAACCCGTAAAGCACGGACATTGGATAGTGTTGCATGGCGTGTTGGCTGGGGATGACATCTACGGGGACATGGGCGAGTGTTCAAACTGCGGACTGCATCTGCGAAATTGGGAGTGGAACTACTGCCCGAATTGCGGAGCAAAGATGGACGAGGAGGTACAGGAATGAACTGTGTTAGTTGTAAATATAATGACGGAATGGTTTACACAAGCATACCACCAAAATACAAATGTACTATCACAAATGAATTTCATCTCGCATTTGATGATTGTAATGTGAAATTTGCACCTGTAAAGCATGGGAGGTGGATAGGTGTTGAGTATGACGGCTACGCTGACGGAAATCCCGTTTACGATGTATGGGAATGCTCCGAGTGCCACGGGGAACACTATGGAGAATATGACACTTTACCGCCATACTGCAAGGATTGTGGAGCAATGATGGATGAGGAGGTGCAAGAATGATGACTGATTATATCAGCAGACAGGTAGCGATTGATCTGCTGAAAAAAGCATATTGGAATAATGATATTCAGTCGGCAAAAGATGACCCTTGCATCGTTGATGCTGTGATTGATTGGGCAATCAGACAGGTTAAATCCTTGCCGCCCTCACAGCCAAAACAGAAGTGGATTCCGTGTAGCGAGAGGTTGCCTGAGTATGGGGTGTCTGTATTAACGTATGACGGTTATTGTTTCTGCGTGGAGAAGCGGATTCCAACAGTTAGGGGCGAAATGGGAGAAGCAATATCAAGCGATTGGTGGGTATCAGATGACTATGACGAGTCCTATGATTATTATCCAAATCTCAGAGACGGTGCTTGTATCGCATGGATGCCGCTGCCGGAGCCATACAAGGAGGCAACAGAATGATAGTCAACATTTGCGGTATGCCCTACAAGGTCGTAGAGGTCAACGACCCTTTCGGCGGAGACACTGTAGGGCAAATAGATAACAGGCATTGTGAGATACAGATATGCAAGGAAATGTCCGCCGAAGCGAAGAAGGAAACCCTGTTCCACGAAATGGTACACGGGATGCTTGCGCACCTTGGCTATGATACCGAGGGGAACAATGAAACCTTCGTCCAAGGGCTTGCCAATGCGATTTATCAAGGGTTTGAGATCAAAGACACAGAGCAAGCGCAAAGTGGGCTGCTACAAGACTACATGAAGGAGCGAGAGCATGGTAGCGATTAACATGGAGATGCCGAACAACTGTGTGGAGTGCGAGTTTGAACACTTCAATAGATGCCAGTTAGCCGGGAGGGCGAGTGCAAGAGTCGAAAGTCTTGACCGCCCTGACTGGTGCCCGCTCGTGGAAGTCGAGCCAACCCACACCAATCCAGAAGATAGTTACAGGGAGGAATGACGATGATATTCTCAAACGATTTTGAACAAGTTGAAAAAGAGGATTTTGACGGGGCGTATGGCGGACACACAGCGGTTGATTTTGGTGATTTATACGACCCGTTGTACGGCGCCAGACACATCGTTCTCAACTACGATGACATGGTAAATCTCCTCGCAGGCAAGGTTCTTGTTTGGGATGATGGAGAGTACACAACGCTCGTGAAGTTTGACGAAGAGATTAGCGAAGAGAATAGTGTGGATTACGTTATAGAGGCGATTAAGAGTTTGAAGCAGGAGGCAAAGAATGAATAACTCATTACTAATAGACAATCCAATGCTTCATGGGATTACAGGAATAATACACGTCAGCCCCACTGTTCCCGGCATCAAGCGTGTGATCTTCAACCCGCCTGCAACCATAGTGCTTTGGGCGGACGGCACAAAGACCGTGGTTAAGTGCGGCGAAGGAGATACGTACTCCAAGGAAGTAGGGCTTGCGATGTGCATAGCCAAAAAGGCTCTCGGCAACGAAGGGAACTACAACAATGTATTTAGGAAGTGGGTAGAGGAATGACGAGAGAAGAAGCGATTGTGTTTGCAAGAATGGCGGCGAGCGAGGGCTTGTATTATGCGTCAAATTGGGGGGAATATGCTACGGCAATGGTGCTCCTTTACGAATTGTTAGAGGATGTTAGACCCGACCTTGTTTCATGTGCTTGCAAGCCCGGAAATAGCCCCTCTGACGAGAGAACTACGGACAAAGGTATGTTTATACCATCAGCCCCAAACGAGGCTGAAACAGGCGATTTTTCGGCTAAAGAAGCACTGGCAGAAATCGGCAAGGCGTTCGTTAAATTCGGTGAAGCAATAGACAAGGCGGTGAAGTAGATGTCTATACCACAAGTGCCGTATGATAGAGAGCTTCTTATCGAGGCGATAAAGAGCGGCGCAGAGACAATCATAGAGAAAGCCGAAAGTATAATCCCTGCAAACACAATGGGCTTAAAGGGGTTGACGGTGGCTATAGAGATAAAGCCCGATGAGGTTGCAGCAGTCAGCGTGAACTACGTCATGGACACGATCGGATATGTGTTCCCCTACAGAAATCACATCGGCGATGCGTTAAGCCTAAAGCGGAAAAAGAGGGAGGAAGTGGACGATGAAGCATGATATATTCTTCGACCCGGACGATCACGTCTATCTGGTTGACGGCGAAGAAGTACCCTCTGTAACAAGCATCTTGCAGCCGCTTCACAGAGACTATGACAAGATAAATCCGGCAACGCTACAGTATGCGGCAAACAGAGGCAGCGCAGTCCATGAGGCTTTGGAGGCCTACGACCTTGGCGGCGAGCTTGAAGGCTACCCGGAGATTGAGGGCTACCTTCGTGCTTATCTGGATTGGGAAAGCGTCTACAGGCCGACATGGACGGACGTTGAGCAGATAGTATACAACGAGCAGGACAGCTACATCGGAACGCTTGACAGGGCAGGCTACTTCAACGGCGGCGATGTGCTGAACATTGTGGACATAAAGACAAGTCAGCCCACAAAGTCTGCGCTTGTCTCCGTCAGCCTCCAGACCTACGCCTACGCACAAGCCTACGCCAAAGACAGAGCGGGGAGCATTGACAGATGGGGGCTTTTCCTGAAGAAGGACGGAACATGGCGTTTCCAGAATTGCAGGGAGTATGAGCAGAAATACAGCTTTGACAGCTATAAGGTGTGGCAGCAGTTGCTTGCCACATACAAAACGGTGGATGATTTATTAAAAACGGGAGGGAAGTAATGAGCAACTTTATTCGAGGGGATTGCCTTGAATATATGCGAAAGACCCCTGATAAACTCTACGACCTTGCAATAGTAGATCCGCCTTACGGCGATGGGCTGCGGGCTGGAGAGGCTGTGAAGAACGGCGAGACGCTGATGCCCGCAGAGAGTAGATTTGGCGGGCGATTTGACAAGTACAAGCGAACGGCGGACTGTTGGACGGACAGGCGGAGCGTGGGCGGCGAAGTACGGAAAAAAATCATAGCGTGGGATGCTGCCCCGGGGAAAGAATACTTTGACGAGCTTTTCCGCATCTCACGTAATCAGATTATTTGGGGCGGCAACTACTTCGGCCTCCCACCAACAAGGTGTTTTGTGGTGTGGCGCAAAACAAACATTCCCGCAAAAGGATTTACAATGGCTCCTGTAGAATATGCTTGGACGAGCTTTAACAGAAACGCCGAGCTGATAGAGGCGCATAGCGGAGGGAATTCTAACTATGTCCGCTTTCACCCGACGCAAAAACCAATATCGCTTTATGAGGAGCTTTTATATCGCTTCGCAAAGAAGGGAGATAAAATCCTCGACACCCACGTTGGGAGCGGGTCAAGCCTGATAGCCTGCTACAACATGGGATATGAATACACAGGCTATGAGATTGACGAAACTTATTACAGTCTTGCTTGTAAAAGAATAGCCGAGAACATGGCTCAAATCAGAATGAATTTGCCGATTTAAGGAGGATAAGTAAATGGCGATACTCACAATTACCCACAATGTACCACGATGTACGGAGAAGGAGAGTGCCGCCTTCGGATGTGAGTGCGCACTTAATCAGCGGCAGTGCCCCAAAGCAAGCCTCTCCGAAGGGAAGTGTACTCATAGGCGGTATCAGCTTGAAACAATTATGTGTGAAAGTTCGGACTGGTGGTTGGAGGAAGAATATCTGCGCATAGGTGTTAGGCTCTACTCCAGAAAGAACATAGTACGCCTTGCGATAAATGGCGAGGAGATCATAAACATATTAACAGGAAAGGAGAACAAAAATGGACGAGATTAAACTTTATGAGAACAACGGAGTGCTTACTTCGGTAGACGGAGACAACTACACAGTGAAAATACCAGGCGGCGGTAATGTTACGCTTGTACGCAGCCGCAAGGACGAGAAGGGAAACGACCTTGGCGATGGCGACTTCGGTGTGATACCCTACACCGCTCGCCCTTCACTCTTTAAGCAGGGCGCGGACAAAATCAGAATAGCCTACGGCTTTTTCGAGAGACACACCCCGGTAACAGAGCTTTGCGTATGCGACCACCAGAACGGCTTCATAAGGTACGTGGACAAGTGCGAGCTTGTGAAGCTCAATCCGCAGACCGGGCAGGAATACGTATTTGCCTCCTACGTAGCATCCGCAAACAACATGGAGGGCAGAAACGGCAAGGCGGCAGGCACTATGGGCGTTGACAACAACTGCGTTAAAATCGCAGAGAAAAGGTCTATGGTGTCCGCTGTGATCTCCGTTGCAAATCTTTCCGGGCTGTTCACAATGGACATCGAGGACTCAACTCTCGACAAGGCGTTCACAGGAGTAAAGGCTGATGTTCTCAATGACAAGATAGGCGCACAGCACATCAAGAAGCTGTGGGCAGAAGCAGCCAAAGCAGGAAGGTCGAAGTCCGATGTTGCAGAGCTATGCACGGAGATAGGCTACAGCTCCACGAAGGAAATCACAAAGAAAGACTTCGGAAACGTCCTCGACCTCATCACAGGAAAGATAAGCATAGGCGAGTATGAAGCAGCAAAGGCGGAGGGCGGAAATGAGCAGGCCGAAGAAGTTAAAGCCGAGTGATAAGCTGACTCTTACCAAGAGAGACCTTGAACGCATCAAGGCCGAGATAGCCCACAGAACTTTGCTCATGGTTACAGCTTGGACAATGGACGAGCTGGACTATGACGAGGAGAAAATCATACAGATGTGGGATGGCATAGCCCGTTGGAGCGATGCCATTGACAATCAGAAAGTCATAAAGCTGAACGACATAGCAGACATCATAAACAAGCACACAGGATTTGAGTTAAGGTGGTGAAGGAAATGCAATGCAGCAGAAAAGAAACAGACTGTTTCGCCCGCGCTCCGGGCGGCGAGTGCTCAATACTTACCGACACGCTCTTCTCAAGACCGGGCGGCTGCAACTTCTACAAGACCTCAAACTATGACTACTCCGCACCTATAACGGACAGAAAGACTCTTGATTACCCCGGACGGTGGAAAGCCGTCCTTGGGTACGAGGGAGTTTACCTTGTGTCCGACAGAGGACAGGTGCTTAACAGGTGGAGAAACCCCATAACCCCGAAGAAGGGGAAAGACGGAAGGCTGTGCGTGCAGCTCATCAAGGGAAACAGCGCAGTCCGGCACTACCTTGATGATCTCGTAGCCGATGCCTTCATAGGCGGCAAGGGAGAGGTGGGGTACAAGGACGGAAACAAGCGGAACTGCAACGCAGAAAACCTCTACAGGAGATAGGCAATGGCAGAGAGAAAGAAAACCAGAGAAGCAGAAGCGGTAAAGCCGGACGAAGTGGACGAGCTGCGGGAGCGCATACGGGCGATAATCAAGAACGCAGGCAGCTACGCAGCTCCGCCTTGCAGAGACGACCAGGAAGTCGCAGACAGAAGCGCCGAGTACGTAGCCAAGTGCGAAGCCAAAGCGACCATGCTGCCAACCTGCGAAGCCTACGCAATGTATCTTGGAGCCTCCCTGCATCAGCTCAAAAAGTGGAAGAACGGCAAAGAGTGCAGCCAGGAAAAGATGGAGACAGTCCAGGGAATAATTACATGGATCTCTGTAATTTGGATGGACGCAAGGCAGAAGGGCCTTTTAAAACCTGCGGACTTCATCTGGTACTCAAAGCAATGGTTTGAAATGAGAGAGCCAGACGTTCACGCAGTAGTCGATGTGGTAGACCCAAGAAGAGAGCTGCCCTCGGCTGCGTCCGTTGCGGATAAGTACCTCGAAGATGTTGGAGTTAAGGGTTTACCGAATATTAAGCCCAAGTAGTAGATTTGAAAGCGCAGAAGGTGATATAATATCCCTGCTGCGTGAGTTCCGACTCGCAGCATGAGCTGTTCAAAGCAAGGAAGTCTCGGCGGCTTATCGACCTCGCCGCCGCAGATGCCCTTGCAAGCCCTCTAATCGCCTCTCTGGCGCACGAAAAGGGCAAGCTCGATAAATTACTCGACCAAAAGAAAAAGTTCATTACAAACCCCTTTACCATCCTTTCAGCGGAAAGCCCCTTGCACCAAGTGCCGGGGGTTTTTCGTTGCAATAAAAAACGACTGCCCCGGACATCAAGCCCGAAGCAGCCAAACACACAACAGTTAAAAGGTCAGGAGGACCTTATAACTCAACTTTAGGCGCTTGATCTCACGCCTCGCGGAACGGCTCGGCATAGGCGGCAAGCTCGGTTATGTCCAGATAGTTTTCATCCTCGTCAAGCTCGCACCTATCAAGCACAACTACATCGTACTCAATGTACTTGTGAGCGCCATCTTCTCTTGCCATCGTGGTAGCAAGCCTGCACTCTTCCTTAAAGGCAGCTCGCGCCTCGTCCTCTCTTTCGTAAGTCCCCACAAGCTGCTGATCTGTGTAGCCGTGGTGGTTATAATCATACAGAAGCTCGTCTGTTGTCCACTCGGTATCATAAACAGCCTCTTTCGTTTCTTTCATAATCTCATATCTCACGAACATTTTTACGTCCTCCAATGTTTTTTATATCACAATTTAGTTATAAAGTCTAATGGTTTTTACAGCTCGTGCTGTGGTTTTTCATGCCACCTTGCAGCTCGCAGAAGTCCAGTAGCTCACAAGCTCGGCAACGCTGCGAAGGTCTGTGTTTGGTATGCTCGCCGTCATCAGCTCCGGGCCGTATTTCACAATGGCCTTGCCATGAAGCGGCAGACTCTCGCAGCCCTTGACACCAAGAGCGCACCTGCTCTCAACCGCAGAAGCCATGCTTAAACCGATTACAAGGGTAAAGTATAACATGATCTCGCCGGGGATTATGCTGCGCTTTGGAGCCTGAGTGCCGACTATAAACCAGATGTTAGCAGCTCCGGCTTGCGACAGAAGGAGCATTAATAAGCTCACGAACTCTTTTTTCCTTGGCCCTATCATCAGCGGGATAAGCTCGTCAATGACTACATAAAGCCTCTGGCCCTGGTACTTCGGTGTGTCCGCTGTCAGCTCGGCTTGCTCAAGCTCGCGGTATCTCGCCTCCATGACCGCCTGAACATATCGCAGCGCCTCAATAGCGCCGTCCTCGTCATTGGCATAGCGGACAGTGTGCGGCAGGTCCTTGTACCGGCGCAGCTCAATCCGCTTGGGGTCCAGAAGCACAAGGCCCGCCTCGCTCGGCGCGTACTGCTTTAAAGCGTCCGCCATTATCCCGTGCAGAAGGGTTGATTTTCCGCTCCTGGTGTTTCCTGCGATCATCACATGAGCGCCGCCCTCCAGAACGTACTGCGACAGCCTTGCGACCTCGCCGCCCGGAACTCTCCACGAATAGCCCGCAGAAATAGCAGGGGAGGGAGCCGCAGCCTTGCAGCTCGTGCGCTTTTCTCTGGCTCTTGCTATGAACTCAAACATTGTTTTCCTCCTGATAATAGCTTATTGTGTGTTGTTGTGACCTCCGGGAGCCGCAGAACGCGGCCCCGGAACGCTCCCGGCCTGACACCTCCCGCAGAACTGCGGCCCGCCGGGACGGGTTTAACATTCCTTGCAATTTTCCAACAGCTGGCGCAGAAAAATGTCTATCAGGCTTTCGCTCGTCTCGCCGTGATGGCTCCACTTGTCAATCCAGGACAGCAGCCCGCGCGCGCCTCCGTTCGCCTTGACTTGGGTTTTTTGTATCTTGTAGGTAAACTCTGGATCATCAGCAACCTTGTAAAAATGTTTACGGCCTCCGCAGAAAACGCAGAACTGGCGATCATTCGCGGCGATCTCGACAGCCTCCGCAAAATACGGCTTATAAGTGAAATACTCAAAATTCATGTCTTTACCTCCTGGCATAACCTTTAACTTGTTGTGTTTACGACCTCCCCGGCAGGGCCGAGGAACGCTTGCGGCCTAACGTCTTTTTACAGTCGCCGCAACGACTTTTTATACTCCGCAGCAGGCCAGGAACCACAGCAGCAACAGCCCGCCAACTATGCCACAGAACAGAACGCCCGCGATAATATCAAGTGCTTTTCTCATGCCCTCGGCCTCCTCTCCAGGTCTGTTAAATACTGCATAGCGTTTTTATAGCTTGCCCACAGTTCAAGAAAAATACAATATGCCGTTGAATTCTTGTTGTAAAAGTCTGTTGTGTAAACCTCCGAATAATAGCCGTTATATATTACGCCGTCCCGCTCATAAAAGATCGCGGGCGCGTCCTCCTGGTGCGCAGCCCTCCAGGCGCTGCAATACTTTGTTAGGAAATCCCGGTTAAAATATTTTGTGTTTTCTCCGGCTGCTTTTAAATTGTCCTTGAAATAGCTTAATAAAGTGTTAGCCATCTTTTAAACCTCCTGAAATACTGTTGTTGTGTTGCTACCGGGACCGCCTCCCACGGTCCCACGCTCCGGGCCTAAAGCCTTTTTAATGCCGCCCGGACGGCTGTTTATTTATGCTGCGACCCGCTCCAGGTAAACAATTATCCGGCACTCCTCGGCGCTGCTTTTTGCGCCGTCTGGCGTAGAATAGCACAGATATTTATATGTCCCGGTGTAAAGTTTTAACATCGTTTCGCCGTGGCGGTTGAACGTCTCGCGCCGGTTCTTTTTTGCCCACTCATTTATAAGGCTTGCCGGGGTCCAGTTCTGGCGGGCTGGCCTTGTTAACTCTATAGCCTGAATCCACATAATATCATCATAGTGATCCGCGCTTATTTCGTTCACGGCCTCAAGAATTCCAGCCTTGCTATAGTCCAGGTGGCGCCCATTTATAGTGCGCTCCATCGGGGCGTTTCTCCAGCAGCTCCGGAACCCGTCTTTTTCAGTCTCCTCATACTGTGTTGATAAATAAAGCGCGTTATTTTTTACCACCTCATAAACGGGATTTTTTAAAGGCGCCCCGGTCCTTTTATTGGTTGTGCGGAGTTTTCTTGGATCCCAGGCTCCGAACTCCAGAATGTAGCGGCGTCCGTCTTTTCCTTTTATGCTGTAGTCATAGGACCCCACGCGATAATTATTAACGTCATCGCGGCCCATGTCCGCGGCCGTGTATTCACATCCGCGGCGTTCAAGTAATAAATAGTTCTTGCCATTAATCAACATTGTTTTGTCCTCCCGGCCTCCTGGGCCTATACTCTGTTGTGTTTTGTTTTTCGTTGCCGTCTGGCTTGCCGCTGCTCTGTGTTAAGGGCTTGCAACCTTGCAAGGCTTCACGCCTTGCGCCACATTAGCGGAAGGCGGCTTTGCCGCCTTGCTTTACGGCTTCGCTATGGTCTCAATTATCCTTGCTTCAACATTCCACGCCTTGGGCATATCCTCAACGGCTTTTTTCGCTTCGGCTTCAGTCTGTGCTTCTATGACTTTGCTTTTTTTCGTCCATCCTTTGTTGGTTATTGCCCAATACTCAATATAATATTTATTCATGTTTAGTCTCCTGAATTACTGTTGTGTGCTGTTGGTTTTTGTTTACGGCTTTATATTAAACCATTTGTTTTAACTTGTCAACCACAAATTTTAGTTTTTGTTTGATTTTTTAAAACTATTGGTTTTAGCGTAGATTTGAGCGGGGTATTAGTGGTATAATCGCGGTATCAAGTCCAGGAGGGAAAAACAAATGCCGTTCACCATTTCGGAAAAAATACAAACCATAGCACGAAAAAAGGGGATCACCGTTGCGGACATGGCCGCCGCGCTTGGTTGCAGCGTTCAAAACGTTTATAAAAAGCTACAACGGGACAAATGGAACAACGAAGAGTTAACAACCTGGGCCGCGCTCCTGGGCTGCTCATTTGATCCGGTATTTACGGACACGGAAACCGGGGAAAAGTTTTAAACCGTAAAACAGGCGATTTTAGGCACTGAAAAGGGCTGCAACGGTAATTTATACGGCTGTAGCCTTTTTTAATGTCTATGAGGCTATTAACCGCCTTGTAAGGGCATTGCCGGACCTTATCCGCGTTGCTGTTTTCGTCTGGCATTGTCCCCGGAAAAACGGACACTAAAAAAGTATGATAAAAGACACGCAGTGTCTAACAATACGTGATAGAGTATCTTAATCATGCTATATAATATATATTACTATATACGGCCCGCCCGGCATTTCTGGCACGATCTGAAATGTTATTGTTCTTTTATTGGCTATGCTACGCAACCCAAACCGCGGCATTTGTTATATAATATATTATTCTATATAGGCTCGTAATTGGTTAAAAGGTTAAATATAATATATAGGGCTTTTCGCTTGAAATGGAACGCCCGACACCGTGGACAATACAATATATGGCAATAATGGTATATCTGGCATTAAAAAGGCTGCAACTGTTCCCATAACTTAAATTTTAGGAACAGTTATAAAAGGCTATAAATGCGATAATTTCAAGGGTTTTCAGCATTTATACAGTATTTGGTATTGTTTCATTTTGTCATATCCTACAATAACACCCACCCCATTAGGTATAGTTATCCACAACCGGAGCCCTATTTAATACTCTATCCACCCTAAAAAATAAAAAATGTCTGGTATAAATAATATTATTCCGTCCAGTCCTCCGCCGCCCAGGTTAAAAACGGAGGTTACTTAATTTTTCCTCTAAACCCTTGAATTTCATAGCCTTCTCATGCTATAACCGCATTGGCATAGGGCATAAAAAGACCAAAGGAGAAGGGGGAGTGCAGATAATCTGCGCCCCTTTTTCTGTTCCGAAAAGAGGAGGAAAGGGCTTGGACGAAGTAGGGAAGAAGATCATAAAAGCCATTGGAGGAAAAGTAGATATAGGGGCTGTAAAGGACGGGCTTGCATGGGCGAATGAGCATTATGACAGAGACTTTGTAAGACAGCTCACCGACTGGTGCGTAAGGGGCTATAAGCTGCACAAGAAGGAGGTCTACTTCGAGAGCTACAGGATGGCGCTTTTAATAGCGGCTCCGCATGAGTTTGACGCATTTATGCAGTACCTTGAAATAGACAGAAGGCCGCATGAGAGGTTTTACCTTCCGAGAAGGACGCAATTAAAGAAGATCGTAGACGCAATGCAGGACCTTGAAGATGGCAAACTTGATGAGCTTTTTGTAGCCCAGCCTCCAAGGACCGGGAAAACAACTCTCTCAATATTCTTTCTTGCGTTTCATGCAGGAAGGAACACCGAGCTTTCAAACCTGTACTGCTCTTACAGTGATACAGTAGTTGACACCTTCTATGACGGCTTTTTGGAGATTTTGACTGATGCCGACACCTATAACTACAGCCAGGTGTTCCCCGAAGCACAGCTGATAAGGACCAATGCCAAGGCGAATGTAATGGACCTTGGGCGCTCAAAGCACTATCCGACCTTCACAGGAAGGCCGATTGGGGGCACTCTTAACGGCTCCTGCGACTGCACAGGGCTTTGGATAGCGGATGACCTTTGCAGCGGCATAGAAGAAGCCATGAATAAAGACCGAATGATAGCCCTTTGGCAAAAGGTTGATAACAACCTCATAACAAGGGCAAAGACCGGGGCGAAGATGCTTTGGGAAGGTACAAGGTGGTCTATGATTGACCCTGCGGGGCTTCGCATTGACGTGCTTGAAAACAGCGACACCTTCAAAGACAGGAAGTGGCAGATAGTAAACGTTCCCGCCCTTAACGAGCGTGACGAGAGCAACTTTAACTACAAGTACAATGTCGGCTTTTCTACAGGATATTTCAGGCAGAGAAGGGCTTCTTTTGAAAGGACAGGCGATCTGGCGAGCTGGAGCGCGCAGTACCAGGGAATTCCAATAGAGCGTGACGGCGCTGTATTTAGTCCTGACGAATTTACCTACTTTGACGGAACGCTTCCAGAAGAAGAGCCTGACCGTATCTTCATGGCAATAGACCCTGCGTGGGGCGGAGGAGACTTCGTTGCAGGCCCCGTGTGCTTTCAGTACGGAAATACCATCTATGTGCCGGATGTTATCTACAGTAACCTCGGAAAAGAAAAGACGCAGCCTGCTATTGCCGGAAAAGTCCTCTCAAACGGCGTGAAACAGATGTACATAGAGGGCACAAAGACCACAGCGTCCTTCGGTGAGGGTATTCAGAAGATACTCAAAGAAAATCATGGCTACAGCATGGTCTTAAAAACGAGCTTTAAGAACGCTCTTGGAGGGCAGGCGAGCGGGAAAAACAAGGAGCAGAGGATATTTGAGGCTGCATCTGACATAAAAGAGCACATGGTATTCCTCAAAGAAGGCAAAAGGCCCAAAGAGTATCAGCTTTTCATGCAAAACGTCTTTGGATTTAAGATCACAGGCAAGAACAAGCACGATGATGCGCCGGACTCTCTGCAAATGGCGATAGGCTATGCCTTCCCAAAAGACGCAGTGAGAACTACCATCCGCTCCAGAAGCCGACTCGGATTTTAAGTAACCCCATAGCGGCGAGGTGTTGACTTTTAAAAGAAAGTGTGATATTTGGTAATTGTATGGAAAACTTTGACATTAGAAATCACAGCGGCATAGTCGAGACGATAAACGAGATTTTATCCTCAAAAGGCATAGCCGAGATCAAGATAGAAAAGGGCACAGTGCCCGTTGTGGTGGAGATTAAGCGCCAGAAGCGCTTTCCTCCCAAGGAAAATAAGTAACACCTTCTAACTGGAGAAGGCAAAGGGCTAATGGTAGGAGCCGGACAGAGCAATCTGTCCCGGCTCTTTTTGATTTTCAAAGGCAAAAGATATGGCAGACATCAACAAGGACGAAGAGATCACTATAGAAAGCGAAGGCGTTACTACAAAGCCGTTTCTTTGCGGCAGGCTGCCTATCTGGACGGGGATTGAGCGCTTTAATCCTGAAGATGAGGCGGCGATACTCACCGAAGCGAACGAGGCTCTTTCAATTCATGCCGCAAATATCATGGCTATGGACTACCTCGACTGGTACAGAAGGGGAAGGACCCCCGTATCTGCGAGGAAGAAAGAGATACGCCCTGAAATAAACAACAGAATTAACGTTGCCTATGCGGACGAGATAGTGACCTTTAAAAACGGCTACTTCCTCCAGTCCGACTGTTTCTACGTATCAAGAAGCGATGATAAGGAAGTTGCCGACAAGGTAAAGACCTTAAACGAGTACCTTTACCGCTCTGGAAAGCAGCAGGCGGATAACAAGCTCGTAAACTGGTTTCACACAGTAGGAAAGGCTGACCTTTTCATAAAGGCGAACGATGACAAGGACGTGCCGTTCCTTGCGTATGCCCTCGACCCAAGAAGCGCATTTGTCGCAAAGTCTCTTGCCCCTGGAAACCGCCCCGTTTACAGCGGCTACGGAGTAAAAGACGGCGACAACCTCAACATGTCGCTTTCCGATGACACCAACACCTACACTCTGCTTTGCACCAAAACGGATGAAGCACCTGCTCCTTATCCCGATTTTCCTTATGTCGCAAGCGAGATCATCAGCGTTGAGCCTAACCCCTTAAAGGCCGTTCCTATCATCGAGTACTACTACAACTCTGTGATGATGGGCGCTTTTGAAGCGGCGGTGCCGCTTATAGACGCTACGAGCTTTCTGCAAAGTGACCGTCTTGACGGAGTAGACCAGGCAGTACAAAGCCTTCTGGTGTTCTACAACTGCGAGCTTGACGATGATGACGAAAACGGCGGGCAGACCCCCGACATGATAAGAAAGGCGGGCGCTCTGTTCTTAAAGTCCGTTGGCGAGAATAAGGCAGACCTCAAAGAG